GGAAGCATATTAGAAGCAATTATCAACCGCATCCAAATGCTCTGCTGGAACCTATTAGAAAACAAAACAAAAGGAAAACTAAAAATGTCTACCAGATTAAATGACGCAACACCCGCAGATTGGGATCGCTTACAAAAGGAATTCCCTGCCATTGAAGTCGAGACGCGAAAGACTGGATTAGAAGCGTGGGCGAAACCTGCTGAAGAAGAATCTGCTGCGCTCAATACGGATTGCCCAGTGAACAGTCCATCACATTACAACCAAGGTGGCATTGAGTGTATCGAAGCAATTAAAGCCTCTATGACCGCCGAAGCATTCGCAGGCTATTTGAAAGGTAACATGATGAAATACTCTTGGCGCATGGCTTTGAAGGAAAAAACCAAGCCATTGGAAGACCTCAGAAAGGCTCAATTTTATTTGGCGAGGTGGGTAGCGGAAGTAGAAAAAGGGTAGCGGAGGTGTGCCAGTAGCGGCCTATAGAATCCTTTGGTGTCCAAGGGATCTAGCCCAAAAACAAGGAAAGCGTATAGTCCACTACTGCCACTTTGCGGAATATACGCCTTCTTTTGACTTAAAGCAAAAAACAATCACTAAAGATTGTGACTAATTATCATTCAAAACCCTCTTCGTCCTCCTCAATACCATCAAAAACCCCATTCAATTGAGCATTCATGCGCTCAAAAACAAGTCCCTTCAAGATTAATTCTAAGCGTCTAGGTTTCGTGTCGTTCCATCTTATTAGATTGTTGCGAGGCTCTCCTACTGACGCGGCAACTTCTGCCATGCTTTTAAACCCCAACAGTTTTATCTTTTCACTAGGTTTCATCAATTAGAACCTCATTTGCCTTTTGTTCTGCTTCCCGTTTAGCCCGTGAAACCTCAATCTCCGACATACCCGTAGCCATTTGTTCTGCTATTTCTATGCACTGAGCGGCTTTTGCATCAGTCGGTGCAGTAATCGCCAAAGTCAAAGCAGACACTAGAGCATCATAGTTATTAGATAGTTTCATCGCGACACCACCTCTATGCTATTAGCTTTACAGATTCTGTAGGCCTGTCTTTGTATGTCCCGATTAACTTGCCACAGTCTACGGCCACTGTTTCGCCCATAGCCGTCAAATTTGGCATCGCTGCTGTACTTGAGCCAGTCGTGAAAGTTGGTTACGAACTCACCGTCTTCAGCCCACTCAATTGCAGTGTCTGTATCGAAATCGACATGGTAAACATCGGTATCATTTGCCATGTTTGCGCCATCGGCTAGTGGGATAGTTTTCATTGGTTATTCTCCTTTTCACTTTCGTTTGAATAAATTTCACAATCGCGTAACTGCGATGACTCATGGTTGCATCGTGTCGATTCCTCAAAAAAATAAAGGTCGTTTTGTGAGAAAATTAATTGACAACTCGAATTGCTGCAAAAGTCGCACGGCTCACGGTGTACCACAACCGTAGGGCCGTTATCCACATGATTTTGTAATGGCATAATAATTCTCCTCTATTCCTAGAATTTCATATGGATTATGGGTCGCTATTACTTTATGCGGCTCATCATCATTAAGTAGCTGTTCTTCAATTCGCATACCTATATAGCAGGCCTCGCCCGTGGCATGTTCTTTGCAAAAACTGAGAGCGTCATTCAGGGTCGTAAATGACTCATAATGAAAATTGGTATACACCACCGTGTTTTTGATAGCAAAGCTGTCGTGAAGCGGTTGGCAATTGACCTCGTAGACTATTTCAATTCCAGTTTTCATTGGTTATTCTCCTTTAGAAAATAGGCGCATAAAAGCATCGATGGCTTCTTGCGCGGTTTCGTATTGACCGTTGTTTGGGTTGTTGATGTCGTTGACCCACCATATGATTTCATCGCTGATAAAATTCTCATCGTCATCGCGTTCCTGCGAACCAAAGATACAAGGCACATCCGAATTGCCCCAATCACGCACATGATAAAACGATGGAGCCATGTCATTTCCCCAAGAGACATCTTGAAAATTTGCTTTGAGCAATGCTATACCGTCAGCGTCTGACATGATTTCTTTTTGTGAAATATGATTATGGAAGCACTGTGCATGCTCTACGGCTAGTTTGTGAAGTAATTCGCGTTTCATGGTGTTTCCTCCGCTTCTATGGATTCACAATAATCGATATCCTCGAACCTTGTATCAGTGAGTAACGCTTGCTCCTCCGCTGATTCCCAATCTGGAGCCTCTAAGGTCACACGTTGAACGATTGTAATTATTTTGGTAACGTCAAATGTTTTCATGGTGTTTCCCCTATTTGATTCGTCTGATCGAAGGGATTAAATTCGCTATATCCCTCAAAGTCCTCCTGAGAGAACACAATAAAATCACCCCCTTGATACGCCCACTCAAAAAGATACTCTGACAGTAAGTTTTGCATCGTTTCTTTCGTTTCTCTGATGTACAAAAGTTTTTGCTTAGAGCCGCCACTGCGTACCTCACAAACAACCTCATAATGAAGACCTTTTAGATTTATATCAGTCCGATCAATTACAGTGTGACAGTCAGTTTTAAAAAGCTTGAAGTTGTCCATTACTTTTCCCCTTTAGGTAGTATGGCAGGGTAAGCCTCTCTAAGTCTTGCCCAATGTCTGCCGATTTCATCCGGTACGATCTGGATTTGTCGGTCGCTCGTTTTGACCTCCTTTAGGCACGTTATGTACTGCCTTGTTTCGCGATGCTTAAAGTAGTCGTGATGGCTATCACTGTGCATGTACATGTATGGATCGTCTTGATGAATGATACCAGAGTCAAAAGCATTACGGAAAGCGGCAACGGCTATCTCGTATTGGTGATCAATTTGATTAGTGTTGCTCATGCTGACACCTCCTGCGGTACTCGATAACCGTTAAACAACTGATTTAGTTTGTTAGCCATAAACGACCAATAGTTGTCACTGACTTTGTCTTTTTGCTTCTCAGTGGCATTCTCTGTAAGTGACCCCCAAGATTTGGCGAGGGCGATGATATCGTCATAATAAAAATCAATAGGCAAAGCTAACCCTTGCAACCATTCGACCAACGCACGGGCTACGCCATAACGCTCTATATGCCATGAATATTCGGCGGCAAATATGCAACGTGTTTTGTCGGCTATTTCTTTTGAACTCATTACAGCGATGCTCTCCGTAGTGAAGTCGTAGCCTTCTAAATGTGAACGCATAGCCTCCAATAGATACAGTTTCGCTTTCTTGTCTAACTCTCTAGATGTGTTCATAACTACTGACCTAATAAATGAATGAGCCACAACATTAGCACCATAGTGTTACTTTAACAACACTATTTAACCCATATTAGTGCAAATAAGGCTGAAAGTGCCCCAAACAGGTAAAAACACTAGTAAATAAGGCAAAAGCAGTGGTTTTATTTGTGTCTACCTATATGAATAGACACCTTGGGTATGCCGCCGCGCTTATAGTCTTTAGGCATCCGCTGATCGTCTCTTGGGTCACTCCCTTAATACCTTAGAGATAATCAGCGGCTTGCTTGAGCGGCACACAAGCAGCCGCCTGGTTCGCCAGGCACTAAGTAAGCAAGTGTCTTTAGATGTCCATAGCGGCAACCACTAACAGCCACACCTAAATAGATACCCAAGATACTGCGGTTGGCTTCGGTGGCCTTAGGTGGTCTTAGGTGGTCTTGAGTGAGACTTACTACCCCATTTGTAAACAACATTAATAGCTTCATGCCAATAAGTTTTTCGTATGTCTTTGGGCATCGCACAAGTGTAGCTGCAGGCCACGGGATAACTAATCCCCTGATCAATAACCTGATGTGTATCAATGAGTTAGATGATTTAGGCAGAAACTTTAGGTTCCCTAGACCAAAAGTGACCCCATGGGCCTAATGTATTAGGCGATTCAAAAAGACCGCTAAACCCCTTTGTTGTTATTGTTATTATTAGGCTTCTTCATGCAGAGGAGTCTCCCCCCAAGTAACCCCTTTTAAAAGGTACACCCCATGTCCCAAGACCCATATTCAACGCACTACCACGGCATAGAGTCTCCCTCTCGGCGGTGGGCTGCTATAACCCCCCATAACACTACTGCCCTAGCGTTACTCCCGAAACAGACAGTTGCCCTTGTAGCGGGTGCTGTGACTGTAGTTGGCGATGATGGTGCTGTAGGTGTATTTCACCTAGCGGCTGGAGTCCCTCTGGCTATACGCCCTAGTATCATTAAGGCAACAGGTACTACAGCGACAGGCATTGTTGCCCTTTACTAACATGCAATAGGAAACACCCCCTCATGGCACTTGAAACAGGCACTTACATCAACAGTCTGAATGCGTCTAACCCAGCCGCTACTGATGCTCTAGCGCAGGCGGATGATCATCTACGTTTACTCAAATCCAGCATACGCCTCAGTTTTCCAAACATAGCAGGCGCTATCACGGGAACCCATACTGCTATCAATGCAAAGGTTGCTGAACCTGTTTCGGCTATTACCTCTGATGGCTCTGTGCCTTCCCTAGCTACTGGTATCACGGGTGCAGAAGTTAAGACCCTCATAGGTGCAGCAGATGCAGCTATTACTACCAATGGCTCTACCCCAGCCCTAGCCTCTGGCATTACTGCTGAAGAAGTACGCGCTCTTATAGGGGCATCAGCATCAGCTACAGCGGCTACCTTACTGGCTGTATACCCTGTGGGTAGCATCTATACCTCTGTGGTAGCCACTAGTCCAGCGACCTACTTCGGTGGGACTTGGGCAGTATTTGGGGCGGGTAGGGTGTTGACAGGTTTCGATAACTCTCAGACAGAGTTTGACACTGTAGAAGAAACGGGTGGTGCTATGACCCACACGCTCACCATAGACCAAATGCCAGCGCACACTCACACCTTTACCTCAGAAGACCCTCAAGGTACAGGGGCTTCTGGCTCTGCTAATGGTGTCTCTGAATTTGATACTGCTGCTACCACTGGATCGACAGGTGTAGGTCAGGCTCACCCGATACTTCAGCCTTACATCGTAGTCCACATGTGGAAGAG